AAACCAATTGAGATATCACCCAACAGAATTTACAACTGTGCATTTGCACCGGTTGATGATTGGAGAGTATTCTCAGAAATCATGTTCCTTTTATTAGGTGGAACAGGTGTTGGTTATTCAGTACAAAAACATCACGTTGAAGTATTACCTGAAATCAGAAAACCAAACAAAGAGAGAGGAAGAAGATGGTTAGTTGCAGATTCTATTGAAGGATGGGCAGATGCCGTTAAAGTATTGGTTAAGTCTTATTTCTTTGGTGGTTCAAAAATCGAATTTGATTTTTCGGACATCAGACCAAAAGGGGCTAGATTAGTTACATCGGGTGGTAAAGCACCTGGTCCTCAACCATTAAAAGAATGTCTTATCAAATTAGAGGGTATTCTTGATTCGAAAGAAGATGGTCAAAAATTGAGACCAATTGAAGTTCATGATATGGTTTGTCATATTGCAGATGCGGTATTGGCAGGTGGTATCAGAAGAGCGGCACTTATCTCATTGTTCTCTGCATCTGATGATGAAATGATCAGTTGTAAGAGTGGGGCTTGGTGGGAAACAAATCCACAAAGAGGTAGAGCTAATAACTCGGTTAGTTTAATGAGACATAAAGTTAATAAAGATTACTTTATGGACTTATGGAAGAGAATCGAGGCAAGTGGAGCAGGTGAACCTGGTATCTACTTATCAAACGATAAAGATTGGGGAACTAATCCTTGTTGTGAGATTGCTCTTAGACCATTCCAATTCTGTAACCTTACAGAGGTGAATGTATCGAATGTGGTATCACAAGAAGACTACGAGGCAAGAGTAAAGGCTGCATCATTCATTGGTACTCTTCAAGCGGGATATACTAACTTCCACTACTTGAGACCAATATGGCAAAGAACTACTGAGAAAGATGCGTTAGTTGGAATATCAATGACAGGTATCGGATCAGGAGCAGTTTTAAAGTTAGATATGAAAGCAGCTGCAAAAGTTGTTAAAGAAGAAAACAAAAGAACTGCTGAGTTATTGAAGATCAATCCAGCGGCAAGAACAACAACAGTAAAACCTGCAGGAACAACATCATTAACTTTAGGTACATCATCAGGGATACATGCTTGGCATAATGAGTATTATATTAGAAGAGTAAGAGTTGGTAAAAACGAATCAATTTATTCTCATCTAAAACAAAATCATCCTGAACTTGTTGAAGATGAATATTTCAGACCACATGATACTGCGGTTATTGGAATTCCACAAAAAGCACCTGAAGGATCAATTCTAAGAAATGAATCACCAATCCAATTATTGGAGAGAGTGAAGAAGGTTCAACAAGAATGGATTAAACCAGGTCACAGAAGTGGATCAAATGCTCACAATGTATCTGCAACCATTTCAATCAGAGAGCACGAGTGGCCAGCGGTTGGTGAATGGATGTGGGAGAACAGAGAATATTACAATGGACTTTCAGTATTACCATACGATGGAGGTACATATATTCAAGCACCGTTTGAAGATTGTACTGAAGAAAAATATGATGAGTTGATGGAAACATTAAAAGATGTTGATTTATCTAAAATTGTTGAAGTTGATGATAACACAGACCTATCAGGCGAAGTTGCTTGTGCGGGAGGTGCATGTGAAGTTGTGATGGCATAATGGAACACGATAAATTAGTACAGAACATTGTAACTGGAATGTATGACTCGATCAAAGGAAACAGATAATACAGTAAGGGAGAAGCCAAAACTTCTCCCTTCTGATTTTTATATTGAGAACGGATTTAAAGTGATGACTGAAGAATATCATATCAAACGAGGATATTGTTGTGGTAATGGTTGTAGACATTGTCCTTTCACTCCAAAAGCGATTAAAGGTAATAGGACTTTAATTGAAAAATAAAGCAAGTATATTTATACTATATGGGAGACGGAACTACATATGGTATAAATTTTCCTTTCAGAGATTCTGTTCGTGGTGACTACTTGGATTTAACCAACACTGCGGGACAAGAAATCAGAGCGGATCTTATTAACTTACTTCTTACTAGAAAAGGTTCTAGATATTTTTTACCTGATTTTGGTACAAGACTCTATGAGTATCTTTTTGAACCATTTGATGGTTTAACTTTTGATGCGATTGAATCTGATATCAGATCTTCAGTTGAAAAATATATTCCAAATTTATTAATTAATAGATTAACAGTAGAACCTTTGAATCCAGAAGAGGAGGCGGACGACAACGCTTTTACCTCAAACACACCAACATCACCTGTTTATAGATACCCTGGAAAGGGAACCGCAGAATATACTGCAAAAATAAAAATAGAATATTCTGTCCAAGACAGTGCATTTGCAACAAGTGATTTTGTAATTATCAATATTTAAGATAGATGGCTAATCGTAAGATATCATATACAACCAGAGACTTTGAAGGAATAAGATCAGAACTTATACAATACGTTCGTACTTACTATCCTGAATTAATTCAAAACTTTAATGACGCTTCGGTGTTTTCTGTGTTTTTGGATTTAAACGCTGCTGTTGCAGATAACTTACATTATCATATTGATAGAAGTATCCAAGAGACAGTTCTTCAATATGCACAACAAAGATCTTCAATTTACAACATTGCAAGAACTTACGGATTAAAGTTACCAGGTCAAAGACCTTCAGTTGCTTTAGTTGATTTTTCAATAACAGTACCTGCGTTTGGTGATAAAGAAGATGAAAGATATTTGGGTCAACTAAGAAGAGGTTCACAAGTTTTAGGTGCTGGTCAAGTTTTTGAAAACGTAGAAGATATTGATTTTGCATCTCCGTATAATTCCCAAGGATTTCCTAATAGACTTAAGATACCAAACTTTGATAGTAGTAATAGATTGGTAAACTATACTATAACTAAAAGAGAAGTTGTTGTTAATGGTATAACTAAAGTATTCAAAAGAGTAATTACTCCTGGTGACGTGAGACCATTCTTAGAGGTTTTTTTACCTGAGAAGAATGTATTAGGTGTTACTAGTGTTCTTTTAAAGGATGGCACAAGTTACACAACAGTACCAACAGTTAATGAATTTTTAGGATTACAAAACAAATGGTATGAGGTTGATGCTTTAGCTGAAGATAGAATCTTTATTGAAGACCCAACAAAAGTATCTGACCAACCAGGAATTAAGGTGGGACGTTACATTCAAACACAAGATAAGTTTATAACTGAATATACACCTGAAGGATTTTTAAAGATGACTTTTGGTGGTGGAACAAACACCGCACAAGATGCTCTTAACCAATTTACAACGTTAGGGGTTCCTTTAAATCTACAATTATATCAAAACAATTTATCGTTAGGTTCAGCACTAAAGGCTAATACAACTTTATTCATTCAATATAGAACGGGTGGAGGACTATCAACAAACTTAGGAACTAATGTGATCAACCAAGTTGGAACCGTTTCATTTTTCGTGAATGGCCCATCGGAAGGTACAAACCAACAAGTTGTTGGATCTTTAAGATGTAATAACGTAACAGCGGCTATCGGTGGAGCTGGACAACCAACAGTTGAAGAAGCAAGAAATTATGTATCATTCAACTTCGCATCACAAAATAGAGCGGTAACAGTAAATGACTATGAAGCTCTTGTTAGAAAAATGCCATCACAATTCGGAGCACCTGCAAAAGTTGCTATCACGGAAAACAACAATAAGGTATTAGTTCAGATTTTATCTTATGACACTTCAGGTAAATTAACATCTATTGTGTCGAATACATTGAAACAAAACTTAGCGAATTATCTATCGAATTATAGAATGTTGAATGACTATATCTCAATTGAAACTGCTGAAGTTATTGATATTAGTATTGATATTGCGGTTGTGTTAGATGCAACTCAAAACCAAGGACAAGTTATTTCAAATATAGTTAATAAGATATCAACTTTCATGGACCCACAAATTAGACAGTTAGGACAAAATATTTACTTAGCACAACTTAATAGTTTGATTCAAGATGAGAATGGTGTAATTACCGTTGCTGGACTTCAAATTTTTAATGAGGTTGGAGGTCAATACTCATCAGCTCAAACATCGATGCCATATGCTGATGAAGAATCAAGACAGATAAGACCTGTTGATGATACCATATTTGCTCAACCAAGTCAGGTGTATCAAATTAGATATCCACAGAAGGATATTAGAGTAAGAGTCAAGAACTTCCAAAACGTTTCGTTTACTTAAGTTTATTTAATCAACCATTAGGTTATCATTGATTAATACGCCATTTCTTTTCCTTAGAAAATGGGGGTTAAACTATTTATCAAAAAAGGCATTAATGGGTAATTCCTACAGAATACGAACCGAACCAGGTTCAGACCAAATTATTAACGTACAAATCGATCAAGAATTTGATTTCTTGGAAATACTTTCTTTGAAGATTCAAAGTGA